TATGTAATTAAAACACTATAAACACTATGCAAAAGTACAAGAAATGGAGTCCAGAATTTAGAAAAGCATCACTAAAGCTAACAAACAAAGCTAAGAAAATGGGATGGATTCCCCAGCCTACAGTATGTAGGAGATGCAGTCAAGACAAAGGTATATTACATTTACACAATGAAGATTATGATGTAACTTACTATACATTATCAGAAGTCTTTAATAGATTCCCTGTAACTATAACACAAGATGAGGTAGATGCAGTTAATCAAGCTCTTGAGCCTATATGCTGGAGATGCCATATGATGCACCACTCAGTCAGACGAAACAAGACAGCAGTTGAAGATTATTTCAAAGAGATAAAAGCTGGTAAACAATACCCACCAGTATTCCGACACGATTTCACAATATTAAAACGAGACCATAATGTATAAAGACGATCCTATTTCAAAAGTAGAATGGATAGAAGTTGATAAGCTAAATGCTAATGACTATAATCCTAATGTAGTTCTAAACAAAGAATTGAACTTATTAGAATTAAGTATAATGACTAACGGCTGGATTCAACCGATATTATTAAATAGAGATATGTCTATAATAGACGGCTACCATAGAAGCTACTTAGGTAAGAACAGTAAAGCGTTACGAGAAAAATATAATGGAAAAGTACCGTGTGTTATTATGGATCTCACAGAGCCTGAAAGAATGTTACTAACAATTAGGATAAATAGAGCTAAGGGTAATCACGTGGCAATTAAAATGCACGACATAATAAAAACCTTAGTAGATAAACATAATGTAAGTAAAGAATATATAAAGAAGTCTATTGGTGCAACTAAAGATGAGATAGATTTATTATATAAAGACGGAGTATTTGATGCCTTAAACATTAAACAACATAAATACAGTAAAGCGTGGAAAAGTCCAAAAACGAAATAGAAAAAAAACAACAAAAACAACACATAAAAAAAGAAGCGTTCTTAGAGGCTTTAGAAAAAAGTATGGGTATTGTGTCCCAAGCTACTAAAAAGGTTGGTATAGACAGAACTACGCCTTATAGGTGGATGAAAGAGGACACGGAGTTTGAGGATAAAGTTATGGAAATACAAAACGTAGTAGGTGACTTTGCCGAAACGAAATTATATGAACTCGTAAACGATGGCGTACCTAGTGCAGTAATATTCTTATGTAAGACAAAGTTTAAGAATAGAGGATATGTGGAGAGACAAGAGATAACTGGAATGGACGGTAAAAATCTAGATATAAATATTGAAGTCATCTATCCAACTAAAAACGACTAAAGTCTTTGAACACTTAGACACAAGTGATAAAAGAATAATTGTAGAACAAGGTGGTACTCGTTCAGGTAAAACCTATAACATACTTATTTGGATAATATTTAAGTATTGTATGATCAACACTAAAAAGATCATAACTATATGTAGAAAACACGGACCAAGTCTTAGAGGATCTAGTATGCGTGATTTCTTTGACTTATTACAAACACATAATTTATACACCGAAACGGCACATAGTAAAAGCCTAAATGAATACAGACTTAATAATAACCTAATAGAGTTTGTCAGTTTAGATGAGCCACAAAAAATTAGAGGGCGTAAAAGAGATCTGTTATTTATTAATGAGGGTAATGAATTAACTTATGAGGATTTTTTCCAATTAAACATAAGAACTACCAGTAGAATAATAATTGACTATAACCCATCTGATGAATACCATTGGTTATATGATGAGATTATAGAAAGACCTGATTGTGATTTTCATATAACTACATATTTAGATAATCCTTTTCTAGATCCTGTACTTATTGAAGAAATTGAAAGGCTTAAATCAACAGATGAGCTTTACTGGCAGATCTATGGACTAGGTGAAAGGGGAAGCTCTGCATCTATTATATTTACACATAGTATTTGCGACACGATTCCTGAAGATGCAAAGTTTATATCATTTGGACTAGATTATGGTTATACAAACGATCCTACTGCTTTAGTAGGTATATGGACTACTGAACACAGCCTCTACATAAAAGAATATTTGTATCAGACTATGATGACAGGTAGAGATATACATAAGAAGTTCCAAGAAATAGGAGTACAGAAAGAAATGATATGGGGAGATAGTGCTGAGCCTAGATTAAACGATGAGCTTAGACGTATGGGCTGGAATGTGAGAGGTAGTATAAAAGGTAGAGATAGTGTAAACGCTGGTATAGATTTATTAAAGCGATACAAGATACATATAACCTCAGACAGTAAAAACGCTATCCAAGAGTTCCGTAACTATAAATGGCTAGAAGATAAAGCAGGTAAGCTAACAAATGTTCCTGAGGATAAGAATAACCATATTATTGATGCTGTTAGATATGGTACATATAGCATAATATCTAGACCTACATTCGGTAGGTATGCAATACAGTAAATATTTTAGTGCATAACTTGTGTACTTATTAACTATTTATTATCTTTATTACAAGTTAAAACACAAAAACACACTTAATTATGGCAAAAAAGCAATACAAGATCGTTAAAAAAACAATCACAAAATCAGGTAGAACACTTGTAAGATTTCAAGAAAACACATCTTACGGTTATGCAAACATCTCATTCTTTGAAGATACATTACCAGAAAAAATGTTAAAACATAACTTCGAAATAATTTAACATTATGGCAAAAAACTCAATTTTTTACAAACACAAATTATTTAAACATACAGATGACAGGGATGAAACTTGGTACGAACTTGTATGGTTTACTGATTATGGAACTAAAAATCAAGAAATACAAACTAAAGCTTTTGATACTGTGAAACAAGCAGAGAAATTTATAAAATTTCAAGAAAATTTAATTAACTATAAAAACTTTATATAATGACTAAGAAACGATACATTTACGATAATTCAAGAACTAAAGTAGGAGACATATTTTATAGATCTTGGGGATATGATCAAACAAACATTGATTATTTTAAAGTCACAAAACTAATTGGTAAAGCTAGTGTAGAGCTAGTGCCAGTTGAAAGTAGAATTGACTATGATAAAAGCACAAGCTATTGCGATGCAGTTGTGCCTTATCCAGCAGCTGAGGGTAAACCGATGCAAAAGAAAATAAAGTATGTATATTGGGATCATTTCAAGGAAGCTAGAATAGCTATAAATTCATATTCTAACGCATCTTGTTGGGATGGAGAGCCTAAAATGCAAACTAACGCTTATTACGGAAGATAGTGGCAAAGAAAACTAAATTAGAAATAGAGAAATCTTGGAAAAGACGTAAGCTAATACAATTCTTTATTTATAATAAAAAAAATAAACTTTATGAAAAAAGTAAATAAATACACAAGAGCTGGTAAAGAGGGTAGAACAATATATTGCCCTGAATGTAATGCTCCTAACAAAGTATATCATTTCAGTTGGAGTGCTATAACTTGTGGAGGTTGTCAACAAATGATAGGTAAATATTATTTTAGTACAAAACCTAGACAATGGAGATCCAATCAAGGTAGAAGTCCAATAAGCACAGAACAGAATTATAGAGTACTTGGTGTGTTACTTATTATAGCTTGGACTGCAAGTATAATTCTTTTAACAATGAAACTATTATGAAAAATTATTACGAAGTAAACGGACAGCGTAGATATTATATTGCGAAACGAATTACAAAAAAAGAAAATAAAGAAAATATGCTAAAAGTAATAGCATACTGTTTTATAGGTTGGTTTATTTTTTATGTTGGATTATTTTTGTTTTTACACTTGTTGGAAATGTAGAATAAATCACTATATTTGAATATCGATAATCTTAGTCGATTTTCTTTACAATAGTGTGTTTTAAGAGGGTAGCAGAAATGTTGCCCTTTTTTTATTAAATTGCATTAAAATAACGTTATATAAATATGGAAATAAACATTACAATACCTACTAGTCTAAAAGATATTACACTAAGACAGTATAAAAAGTTTATAAAAATACAAGAGGGTATAGAGAATACTACATTTTTACAGTTAAAGATTATAGAGATCTTTTGTAATGTAGATCTGAAGTTAGCTAAAACAATGAAATATACAGACGTAGAAGAAATATCTGCATCTATATTAAATCTATTTACAGAACAACCTGCATTAGTTATACATTTTACGCTCAATGAAGTGGATTATGGATTCGTGCCTAATTTAGACGATATGACTTTAGGTGAGTATATAGACCTAGATCAGTATTCAAGCGACTACAACGACATAGAAATAGCTATGAACGTATTGTATAGACCTATTAAGGCAAAGTATAAACATAAGTATCTAATAGTGGACTATGATCCTGATACAAAAGAGAGGATCTTAGATATGCCGATGGATGCAGTAATCTCATCAATGTTTTTTTTTCTGAATTTAAGAATAGAATTAGCGAACACTATCCTGAACTCTTTGGAGGGGAAGGATCTAGTACAACGAGCAGACTTGGTCAATTTCAAGCAAAATATGGATGGTATCAGTCGCTTTTTGCCTTATCTCAAGGAAACGTTGAAAGAATTGAACATATCACTGAATTAAAGTTTCATCAATGTTTTATGATGTTAGCATTTATGAAAGACAAAAATGAATTAGAACAACAGCAAATTAAAAAGCATTTAAAATGAGCCAACAAGGAATAAGAGGTTTTTATCAATTAACCGAAACGATTAAAGATACATTATTAGCAGACATAAATTGTAACACAGTAACAACTGGAGACATATATGACGTTAATCTTAATAAACAAGATATTTTTCCATTAGCTCACATTATAGTAAACAACGTATTACAACAAGAACAAACTTTAACGTTTAATATAAGCATCTTAGCTATGGATATTGTTGATCAGTCGAAACAAGAAACGTTTGACAGATTTACAGGTAACAATAATGAGCAGGACATTTTAAACACACAACTAGCTGTATTGAATAAGGTGATACAAAAACTAAGAATGGGTACGTTATATACAGACAAGTACCAATTAGATGGTGATGTAAGTTGTGAGCCGTTTTATGATAGGTTTGAAAACCAATTAGCAGGATGGACTGCAACAATGGATATAGTGATTTATAATGATATAAAAATATGTTAGATAAATACAAAGAATTAAATAAAGCTCTAAATGAGTTTGGAAAGTATGTAGTCCAGCAGTCAAGATCGAACTTGACAAAAGATGGCGTGAGTAAAGGTGCTTTATATGATTCTATTAGTTATGATCTTATTGTTGAAAAGGATGCGTTTCTGTTAGAATTCCTAATGGAAGATTATGGTATATTTCAGGATCAAGGTGTAAAAGGTGCAAATCCTAGTCTCGTAAAAAATGGTAAACAAAAAGCTCCTAGTAGTCAGTTTAGTTACAGATCTAAAATGCCACCTATAGAGCCGTTACGAAATTGGGCTCAAAGTAAAAATTTAAGATTTAGAGATAAAGAGGGTAAGTTTAAAAAGGGTAGTTATAGAAGTATGGCCTTTGTGTTACAAAGAAGCATATTTGCACAGGGTATAAAGCCTACTATGTTTTTTACTAAACCATTTGAACAGGCATTTAAGAGACTACCAGATGAAATACTGGAACAGTTTGCAATAGATGTAGAACGACAATTAACATACGGAGAAAAATAAAATTATGGCAGCAATAGCATTAAGAAGTCCACAATATAGATCAGCAGTTTCAGACACAGGAAATCCAGCTTCAGCTAAATTAGAATTAACTATAAATGGAACGTTAGAATATACATTAGTAAAATCAACTACATTAAATAATAAAATGACTTGGGAGATAGCTGAGTTATGTAGAGATTATTTAAATATAACTTTCAATGGCACAACTTATACAGCACAAACAATTACAATAGTAGCAGTTTTAACATCACACGCTTCAACGGATGGATCAGGTACAGCTTTAACTACAGATACGTTTCCAAGTAGTGGAACAGATATAGGTTATGATGGTTATGGTACGTTTATGCAAGGATCTAATCCTGAAATACCTTTTAGCAATAGACCAAGATGGTTAATAAGCACCGATCCGAATACACCAGATGTTTATTATATATATGTGCCTAAAAACACAGCAGGAGTTTTACCTTATATAGCTGTCGATGCTACAATGGGTTATGTAGGTTATGGAGCTAGTCAAACAAGTATTTCAGCAAGTAGTAACTATGGTCAATACTTAGTTAACATATTGAGAATTGATTGTACTAAATATGGAACAGGACATAAAATAACATTTGTCAATAAGTTTGGAGCATTACAAGATTTATGGTTTTTCTTGAAAATAGTAAATACAACAACTAAAAAACAAGAGAGATTTCAAAGAAGTATATTAACTGGAAGTGGTGGATATGATGTTAATGATCATATGAAAACAGATTTTAATACTGTAGCTAATCAAACTATGACATTAAGCTCAGGGTATTATCCTGAATGGGCAAGTCAATGGTTTGAACAACTACTATTATCAGAACAAGTATGGTTAACAAGAACAGATCCTTTTGATTCTAGTGATGAAGAAACAGTACCTGTAAATGTTATTAAAAACAGTATGGTACAAAAAACATCAGTAAACGATAGATTAATAGATTATACATTTGAATTCCAAATGGCAGCAGATTATATAAACAATGTTAGATAATGCAAAAATTACAACTATATATTGGTAGTGAAAGAATTGATTTATTTAAAGATGAGCAAGTTTCGTTCAATCAATCTATACAGAACATCAAAGATCCTGCTAAGATATTCACAGAATTTACGCAAACGTTTACAGTTCCTGCTTCTAAAACTAATAATAAGATATTTCAACATTATTACAACTTTGATATTGTAGGAGGATTTGATGCAAGAAATAAAGTAGATGGTAGAATAGAATTAAATAACATAGCTTTTAAGCAGGGTTATATAAGACTTGAGGGTGTAGATCTTAAATTAAATAAAGCTTATGCATATCGAATTACATTCTTTGGTGAGACGGTAAATATAAAAGACTTATTAAGAGATACTAAATTAGCTGCATTAGGAGATTTAGATCAATACAATTTAAATTATGATTCAGCAACAGTAAAAGCTAGATTACAAAATGCTTCTGGACCAATATTATGCCCTTTAATCACATCAGGAGCAAGTGGTGAAGAATCGAGATTATTTTATAATAGTAATAATTCAGCACACACAGACGATACAGGCAATTTATATTATCATACTGGAAGTAGTAATAATCACGGTGTATTATACTCAGATTTAAAATATGCTATTAGATTATACGAAATAATAGAAGCAATTACTGCAAGTTATCCAGCATTAGTTTTTACAGATGATTTTTTTAGCACAAGTAATGAAGAATTTTATAATCTACATATGTGGTTACATCGTAAAAAAGGAAGTGTAGCTCCTGCATCACAAGTAGAATTATTCCCAACATTAGTAGATGGCTTTGGTTTACCTCAACAATATACAACTATGTTAAATGGGAGTGCATTAGAAGTTTATACATCTTGTAATCCTTATAATAATGCAACTTGTCCTAATACCAGTTTACCATCCGTTATACAACAATTAACATTAGAGCCTGCAAATACAAGTACTACTTATGATGTAATTATAAATCGAAACGGTACTGTATGGTTTACTGATTCAAATGTCTCAGGTAATCAACAATATGATGAGGGAGATATGGGTTTTATGGATGAAGCTAGTTATACTATTATTATAAGAACTGCTACAAACCTTGATTTTAATTTAGTTAGATGGGAATTGGCTGGTTATTTAACAGTTGGTGGATGGTCTGAAACGTATAGTACAACTAATTTCACAGCTTCAGCTACATTTCAATTTGTAATTACAGAGCAAATACCTGATATGAAGATAATTGACTTTTTAACAGGATTATTTAAGATGTTTAATTTGACAGCTTATTATGTTAGTAATAGACAAGATGCAGATTATGGTAAAATTAAAGTACAAAAGTTAGATGAATTTTATTTATCTGGTATTAATTATGACATATCTGAATATATAGATGTAACAACAAGTAAAGTAAATGTAGCGTTACCATATAGAGAAATAGAGTTTGGTTATGAGGGAACAGGGACACTA